CCCGCGAACCCCTGCGCGGCAAGCAGGGCCTGGTGATCATCGACGAGGCCGCGTTTGTCGATAATCTGAAAGAGCTATTGAAAGCGGCGCTCGCCTTCCTGATGTGGGGCGGCCAAGTCGTGGTCTGCTCGACGCATGACGGCTCGGAAAATGACTTCAATGTGCTGGTCCAGGACGTGCTCGGCGAGCGACGGCCAGGCGCTCATATCCGGATCGATTTCGACCAAGCGCTGCAAGAGGGACTTTACCAGCGCATCTGCCTGGTGCGAGGCGCGCAATGGTCGGCCGCGGCCGAGGCCGCATGGCGGCAGGAGATCATCGAATTCTATGCCGATGGCGCGGACGAAGAGCTGTTCTGCATTCCCGGCCAGGGGTCGGGCACCTGGCTGACCGCGCCGCTGATCGAGGCTCGGATGCTGCTGGAGCCGGAGGACGCGCCTATCGTGCGGATCATGCTGCCGCCCGACTTCCTCCAGCGGTCGCCACTTGCCCGCGAGTATTTGACGGCGGACGCGCGCGAGCGGATCAATCGTGCGCTCGACCGGCTCGACGAGAGAGAGATGCACGCCTTCGGCTACGACCCGGCGCGCAAGGCCGACCCCGCGGTCCTGCATCTGCTGGCGATCGACAAGGTGCTGACCCGCCGTTCGTGCCTGACCGTCGAGATGCGCAATGTGCCTTTCGCCGAACAGCTTGAACTGGCGGCGCTGATCCTGCGCCGCACGCCCCGGCTGATCGGCGCGGCGATCGACGCCACCGGTGTCGGCATGAGCCTGGCCGAAGACCTCGGCCGGATGTTCGGCCTGCGGACAGAGACAGACGGCGCGGGGCTGGTGTGGGCGATTAACCTGACGCGCAATTGGTACAATGAAAATCTGCCACCGTTGAAAGTGGCCTTCGAGGATGGCGCGATCCAGCTGGTGCGCGATGCCGAACACCTGGCCGACCTGCGCCTGGTCAAGGTGGTGCGCGGCATTCCCGGCATTCCCGATGAACGGGTTGGCGCGGCTGGGGCGAAGCGGCACGGTGATTTCGCGGTGGCACTCGGGCTGGCGCATTTCGCGTCGCGGATGCAGTGGCACGAATACGGCTACGAGGCAGCAACGTTGCCGAAGTCGAAATTCGAGGAGCGCGGTGAGATCGAAACCGGGAATTGGGACAGACCCGACGAGCGGGAGGGCGGCTTCCGCATGGCGTCAATGCGCCGGCATCGAGGGACGATCTTCTGATGGCTGAACACTTCAAAGGGTTGACCGACCAGTGGGGCCAGCCGATCGAGAAGCAGGCTCTCGTGCAGGAGCAGGCCGCACCAACCTCGTCGAGCGTTCGCCGTCATGACGCTCACCATCCGGCCGCAGGGCTGTCGCCCGGCCGCCTCGCGCGGATCCTGCGCAACTCGATCGACGGCGACCCAGAGGACTATCTGGCGCTGGCCGAAGACATGGAGGAACGCGACCTTCACTACTCATCGGTGCTCGCCACCCGCAAGGTGCAGGTGTCCGGTCTGCCGGTGACCGTGGAAGCGGCCGGCGATGACCCGGCGTCGATCGCACATGCGGACCTGATACGCTCGATCGTCGAGCGCGAAGCTTTTGAGATTGAGCTGAAGGACATGCTCGACGCGATCGGCAAGGGGTTCTCGTTCACTGAGATCATATGGGACACTTCGGAGGGGCAATGGCAGCCACGCGAGCTGAAGTGGCGCGATCCCCGATGGTTCACATTCGACGAGATAGACGGTGAGACGCCCTTGCTGCGGGACATCGCCGGCGATGTCCCGCTGAAACCCTTCTCATGGATACGGCACCAGGCGAAAGCCAAGTCAGGCCTGCCGATCCGCGGTGGCCTCGCGCGCGCAGCCGCATGGGCCTTCCTGTTCAAGGCCTTCACAATGAAGGATTGGGCAATCTTCTGCGAGGCCTACGGCCAGCCTCTTCGCCTCGGCAAATACGACGCCGGTGCGTCCGAGACGGACAAGGCCGTTCTACTGGAGGCCGTCACTAACATCGGTGTCGACTATGCGGCGATCGTGCCGACGTCGATGACGGTCGATTTCATCAAGGCGGACATCGCCGGTAGCCATGAGCTTTATGAAAAGCGGGCCGATTTCCTCGATCGCCAGATATCCAAGCTGGTGCTGGGCCAGACGGCGACCACGGACGCCATTGCCGGCGGCCACGCGGTCGGCAAGGTCCACGACAAGGTGCGAGGCGACATTGAGGAGGCCGACGCGCGCCAGCTCGCCGGCACGCTGATGCGCGACATGGTGCGCCCGGCGGTGGACCTGAACTTCGGGCGGCAGAAGAAATATCCTGTCCTCAAGATCGGGCGTCCCGAAGAGGAGGACATCTCCAAGCTGGTCGACAACGTCGTTAAGCTTGTGCCGCTCGGGCTGCGCGTTGGAGCGGCTACGATGCGCGACAAGATTGGCATCCCTGACCCTTCGCCAGACGAGGAGGTTCTTGTGGCTCGGGCACCCGCCCAGTCCACCGGCGCCGTCAAGGTTCCGCCGCCTGCAAAGGACGTGCGCCAGAGCGCGCACAGCATGAGCGCCAATCGCCAGACCGACGCGATCGACGACACTGCCGACGATCAGTCCAGCGAATGGGCCGAGTTGGTTGGCCCGATCATCTCGGAGCTTGGCGATCAGATTGCGGCCGCACAAACGATAGAGGAGGCGCAGGCGATCCTCGCAGCGCGCTTCGTGGGGATGGATGCGAACACGCTTGCCGAACGGCTCGCCAAGGCCGTGTTCGCGGCCCGCCTGTCGGGTGAGGCCGACGAGCCGCTTTTCTGATGGCCGCCGTCGTCGAGCCTCTCGCTGCGCGTGATGCCATTGCCGCCCTGCTGGCGCGCGGCAAGCATCTCGATCCATCGTTTTCGTGGATGGACGTGTGGGAGCGTGACCATGCCGCCATGCTTACCGTGGCGAAATCAGCAGGTTTCGACATCCTCACCGACATCTATGACGCGCTTCGCAAGGCGCTGGAGGCAGGCACGACCTTTGCCGAATTCGGCCGCGACCTCACACCGGTGTTGCAGGAAAAGGGCTGGTGGGGCCGCCAGCGTGTCACAGATCCTTTGACCGGAGATGAGCAGTTTGCCCAGTTAGGCAGTTCAAGGAGGCTTCGAACCATCTTCGACACCAACATGCGTGTGTCATATGCCTCGGGTCACTGGGCAAGCTTCGAGCGCAACAAGGCAACGCGACCGTTCCTGCGCTATGTGAGCATCCTGGACGATCGGACCCGGCCGGCGCATCGCGCGCGGCACAACCTCGTGCTGCCGGTGGATCATCCTTATTGGGAAAAGTGGGCTCCGCCCTGTGGCTGGAATTGCCGGTGCACGCTGCAGGCGTTGAGCAAACGCGACATCGACCGCCTGACCAGCTCCGGCGAGAAGCTGGTATTCGAAGTTCCTGCCGACACCGAACGTGCCTTTGTCAACAGGCGCACCGGCGAGGTGACCAAAGTGCCGGACGGCATTGATCCGGGCTGGGCCTACAATCCGGGCAAGGAAGGCTATCGGGCGGGCCTGGCAGGATCAGCGAAGCTCGCTACAGCGCCGCCAGCCATGGCCGCTGCGGCCGGCGCCGACCCGCACTGGCTGCCGCAACTCCTGGACGACGAATTCGCGCGGTGGTTTGACGGGGCCGCAGCCGGCGGTCGTGTTGACCGCTCGACCGTTGTCGCCGGTGCACTGTCTCCAGACGTGGTGGAGGCATTGTTGGCGCGTGGCATCGTTCCGGCTTCTGCCGCAATCACAGTGACGCAGAAACGCGTGATGCACATGCTGCGTGACGTGAAGTCGGCCAAGGTGCCAACCGGCCTGCTTCGTGATCTCCCCCAGATGCTCCGCTCGCCGCGCGCTGTTCTGCGGGACCAGGATAACGGGACGCTGCTCTACGTGTTCGACGCTGGCGATCAACCTGCCAAGCTGATCGTTCAGCTCGACTTCAGGAGCAAGGCAAGGCGTGATGCCAAGAGTGAAGAGATCATCACCAACGCGGTGCGCACCGCAGGCCTTGTCGAGGAACACAATCTGCGCGAACCGCGCCTGGAGCTTCTGGCAGGCAGTTTGTGATGAAGAATGCTGCGGCGGGGGGACGCCACTTTCCCCGTATCAGAGTGAAGCCTTTCGGATCACCCAGCCGGACCGGCGATTTCCCGGTATCACCGCAGCTGAATGCAATATCGCGCGTCGGGCGGAAGAATTCAATAGCAGGCCGCACAGACGCCCTGGGAGGCGCGCCAGAAGCTCAACCCCCATATCCGACCTGCCAGCATCCGGACCGGCCTTCACGGCCTTCGAAACGCCTTCGAAATCGAAGCCTCGCGCCCATCTGAGGCGGACGCTTGCGTCTTGACCCGGTTGTTGGTGGCGTGACAGTTTCCAGACGGCGATAGTTGCCGGCCGTCCGGACGCTGCTGCCGTTGACTATAGGGTCACAATCGAGCCTACCGCCCGCGATGGCGGGCATGACCGACTGAGCAGCGACGCGGCAATGTCCGCACCATGTTTCGCCATTCCACCATCATTTTGACCGCGCTTTCCGCTGCACCTGGACAGATGGTGCCTGGCGCGGAGCAGGCGCAAACGGCGCTCGCCACTCACACAACCGAAATCGCACTGTCGGACCTGTCCGCTGCCGGTGGTCATTGGGTTCAACTGATCCCGGCTGGCCGGTTCAGTGCTCGTGACGGCCGCGGTCCGTTCGATGCGGGCGGGGAAGCGGAACTCAAGGCGATCCTGGAGAACACCCTGGCGCTGGCTGGGCGGACTGAGCTTGTCGTGGACTACGACCACCAGACCCTGTTTGGCGCTCGCGATGGCGTCGGCGGCCAGGCGCGTGCTGCCGGCTGGGTGAAGAAGATGGAAGTTCGCGCCAGCGGTATCTGGGGCCTGGTCGAGTGGACCGCAGCTGCGGCCGAGGCGATCCGAAAGCGGGAATACCGTTACCTGTCGCCCGTCATACTCAGCCACAAGACATCCGGCGCGGTTTTGGCGATCCGGATGACTACGCTCACCAACACGCCGGCACTCGACCTTGAGCAGGTCGCAGCCGCCGCGAGCTTCACAACTCAAGGAACCAACATGGAAAAGATCATTGCAGCCCTAGGCCTTGCAGCCGGGAGCACGGAGGATGCTGTTCTCGCCAAGCTCAATGCATTCGCCACGTCAGTCTCGGCGATCGCAGTTGCAGCTGGCTTGCCCGCAACGGCAGTGCCGGCCGACGTTAAGGCTGCTGCCGTCCTGGCATTTAGTGATCGCAAGGCATTCGCTGTCGCGGCCGGCCAGGCCGAGAACGCCACGGCCGACGTTGTCGTGTCGGCGATGAAAAGTGCTGCCGGCGCGCCCGACCCGTCCAAGTGGGTTCCGATCGCAGCTGTCACCGAGCTGCAGACACAGTTCAAGGCGCTCCAGGACAAGATCGGCGGCGACAAGGCCGAGGCCGTTGTCCTCAAGGCCATTGCGGACGGCAAGCTCACTCCCGCGCTCAAGCAGTGGGGTCTTGATCTGGCCGCCAAGGATATCGCGCAGTTCGAAGCCTTCACCGCCGGAGCGCCGACACTTACTGCGCCACAGCTCACGACGCCGAAGCGCANAACCGGCGATGCGGCCGTTCTCGACGCCGAACAGACGGCAGTCGCGACCGCACTCGGCATCGACCATGCCGCATACGCCAAGACGATTTCGGCTGAACAGGAGACGCTCTAATGGCCGCGTTGACCAAGACAGAAACACCGTTGCGCGGGAGCGGAGATACGCGCACACTGCCAGTTGTGGCGGCTCCAAATCTTTGCCGGGTCAATGGCCGCGTTGAATGCTGCCGGCTTCCTCGTCCCGTTCGCGACGGCAACCACGCTCAAGTCGGCCGGCCGCGCCGAGGAGCAGGTGGACAACGTGGCCGGCGCTGACGGCGACGTGTCGTGCCGCATCGCCACGGGCATCTTTCGCTTCGGCAACTCCGCGTCGGGCGACCTGATCACCAAGGCCGACATCGGAGCCGATTGCTACGGCGTCGATGACCAGACGGTCGCCAAAACCAGCGGCTCGAACACGCGTTCGGTCGCTGGCAAGATTTTCGACGTGGACGCCGACGGCGTCTGGGTCCGGATCATTTAAGGGGCTCCCATGAAGATCAATTCGACTACGCTTGACGCGCTACGCGTCGGCTTCAAGACTAACTTCCAGAGAGGCTTCGGTCAGGCCGCGCCGCAATGGAGCCGCGTCGCGACGCGGGTTCAGTCCAGCGCGAAGTCTGAGACCTATGGGTGGCTCGGCAAGTTCCCGAAGATCCGCGAGTGGATCGGCGACCGCGTGATCAACAACCTCATGGAGCATGACTACGCGGTCAAAAACAGGAGCTTCGAACTGTCGATTGGCGTCGATCGCGACGACATCGACGACGACACGTTCGGCATCTATGCGCCGATGTTCGAAGAGATGGGCATGTCTACCGCAGCCCATCCCGACACACTGGTGTTCGACCTGCTGAAGGCCGGGTTCTCCACCCTCTGCTATGACAAGCAGTTCTTCTTCGACACCGACCACCCGGTGCTGAATGCCGCAGGCGTGGAAACCTCCGTCGCGAACACCGATGGTGGAGCCGGAACGCCATGGTTCCTGCTGTGCACAAAGCGGCCGCTGAAGCCTGTCATCTACCAGGACCGCAAATCGTTTGAGTTCGTCGCCAAAGACGATCCGACCGACGAGAACGTCTGGAAGAAGAAGGAAATCCAGTATGGCGTCGACGGCCGGCACAATGTCG